TCAGATAGATTTGTTAAAAAGATTTCACATAAAACCACCTTTGGAGATTACGGAAAGAGAAACAATTTCAAGTATAAGTACAACGATGATAACATGAAACACAACGATGCTTTCATAACTATTGAGAACGATAATCTTCCGGACGAAAAACAATTATTTGAAAGTAGTATATTTTCTCCTGAGAGAATCAAATCAGGATTTTTAATATCTAGTAACATTTATAAGATTTGGGAAAAAGAAGTTAAAGACAACGGAGACGTGGAATATAAAGATCTTGATGGAAGATTTTATTTCATGAGATCAGAAAAGAAAAATGAGACGTTAACTTTAAAAAGTGAATTATTAGGGTTAGAGGAAAATACTAATGTTTATTACAGGGAATCATATTTCAGATTGAAATTCCAGGAGATCCTCGCAAATTGGTATGGTCCAACTAGTAAGATTTTAAATAAAGCAAGATTAGAAACTTGTGACATAAGATTGAGCGAAGCGCAAATAAATAACTTTAGATTTGATAGACCTTACTATATAGAACAATTATCCTCATATTATTTAGCTAATAAAATAACTAGTGTAAAAGGTAGAATTCCTAGATTGGAGTTGATCCGTATAGATCTCTTTACTGCTCCTAATGTGGTAGGGGGAAATTTCGAATATGAAATTTCTATAGGAGTTCCAACCGTAGACGATTGTCAAATTGAAATTCCATTTATAACTAATCACCCTTTGCCTGTAGAATGTCAGTTGATTGTCTATGCTGCTACTTTTGATGTTTTAGCAAATTTGAATTATCAGGAAATAAGCATCCTACCTATATTGACAGGAACTCTTACAAGTTCAGGGGTTGTTAGTTTCAGCCTATCACAGATCCCGGGTAACATATTCGGGTATAAATTTGGTCTGAGAATATTGACTGATAATGCTTTTGTGAATTTGATTTCTAATCAGTCCGATCCTATAATCATAGATGGATCATGTTTTGATGCCCCTGAAGTAACCAATTTGGAAATAACTAATGTTGTCTACTCTTATGGGTCAGGACTATCCAAAGTTTATAATATAACATTTGCGAGTGATGTTGTCCTCCCTGTTCAGATGTCAGTCAGGACTTATTCACCTCCTAGTGGAGTGTTCGGGGGATGGACAGCTTATCAAGATCTACTTGTAAATGCTAATACGTTTGAATGGGGAGTGGGAGTTGTCTTTGGAGACCCTACTAAGTTCCAAATAAAAATAGACACCTTAGAATCTGATGAGTTTGAAATATGATACTAAACGAAATAAATAAAAAACCTGTTTTAACTTTTGGCTTAGGTCGAAAGGAATTAACAGTGGAGGAAGGAGAAACAGTAAGAGTGTTTCAAAGTGCTATATTCAGTGATCAATTCGTTATTAGATATAATGGGATTGTCCAGAATAATTACTACTTTGATGTTTTAGCTGATGAAGTAGGGACAAAAGAAATAAAGGTTGAATTAACATCGAAAGTTAAATTCAGTTTAAATATAGAAAGTGATCCAATAATTTTAACAATCGAGTAACATGGCAGACACAACTAAAATACTGGATATAGATATAGACAACATCATTAGAAAATCTTCTGAGCTAAAAGAGGAGTTAGATGATCTGAGAAAACAACAGGATAAACTTAAAAAGAGTAATGACACTTCGTCTGAATCCTTCGTTAAGTTGGATGCTGCTATTAAAAAAACATCTTCAGAATACAACAACAATCAAAAACAACTTGCAGCATTAAACAAATCAGGATCTGAGTTTTTGACCATAAACCAAAAAGCTGATGCTTCTTTGAAATTGCAAGTTCAATCAATTCAAGATGCGAGAGAAAATAACACAGCATTGTTGGCAGTTAGAAATAGATTAAACTTATTAGATAAGGATCAACTCAAGTTAGCTGATGAAATAAACAAAAAACTTGATCAGAATAACGCCTTTATAAAGGAAAACGTATCAGCCTATGAAAAACAAAAGATCGGGATTGGGGATTATAAGACAGCTATCACTGATGCTCTGAAAGAAACAGGGCTCATGGGAGGTCAATTGGGTCAAATAAAATCTACTTTAGACTCGTTTTCTTTACCATTAAACACTTTAAAAGATGATTTTAAAGATGCTTTTTCTCAAATTAAGAACGCATCTAAGGACACTGAGGGGTTAACTCAGGCCCAAAAGGCCAATGCAGTAGCAACTAATATAGGTTCAGGAGCATTAAAAGTCTTTAAATTAGCTCTAATCGGACTGGGAATAGGTATAATAATAGCCGCTGTTGGACTATTAATTAACTATTTAAGGACTTTCGACCCTGTTATGGATAGGGTAGAACAAGTGTTTTCAGCAGTAGGGGCAGTTGTAGAGGTGGTTTCTAAAGCCATTTTCGATTTTGTGAAAGGATTAACTGATCTAGAAGCCACGGCCAATAAGATAAAAAACTTTTTCAAAGATCCTATAGGGACTATTAAAGAATTTGGTAATGAAATGAAGGAAGCTGCTAAAGCTGCTATTGAACTTAAGAAGGCTCAACAAGATCTGGAAGATGTAACCATCCTACAGGAGGTTGCTAACGCCCGAGCATCCCAGCAAATAAAGGAGTTGATTCTACAATCCAAGAACAGAGCTTTATCAGAAGAGGAAAGAATTAAAAAATTAAAGCAAGCGAATGATCTAGAGGAACAGAATTACAAGGAGAGAGCTGCTCTTGCAGAACGGGAATTAGATATAGCTCAAAGATCCATAACAACAAAAGCCGGGATAACAGAAACAGATATAAAACTTTTAAAAGAGAGGGGAACAGCATACGCCATTTATTTAAAAGAGGTTTTGAATGTTACTGATGAAGAGGTCAAGGCTTTACAACAAGCTGAAATTGCAAAATTAAAAATACTTGAGGAGTCAACAGGGATCAGAGAAAAAATTCAGAATCAGACTGATGCTCTTGAAGAGAAGAGAAAAGCAGCTGAGGAAAAAAGAATCAAAGAAGCTCAAGAAGCTAGAGCTAAGTCTATAGAAAAAGCTTTGGCACAATCTAAACAGGAGTTAGAACTATTCATAGCTCAGCAGGGATTCAAAGCAAGATCATTACAAGAGGAAGTAATTCTAGAGCAAGAGATTACTGCCAAAAGATTAGCTAATCTTAAACAGGAATACGAAGCTAAAAAGAAAACCACTTTAGAATATGAAACTGAAAGATTAAACATAGTAAACGAATATCTTTTAAAAGAAGCTCAGCTTGCAATTGATTACGCCAGAAGGAGAACGGAACAAGAGATTGCATCTATCCCGGATGTGTTAGACAAGGAAAAATTCTTGACCGAGTTAATCCTGTCAGAGGAACAAAAAAGACTGGATCTTATAGCTGAAAAAAATAGAAACTTCCAAGCTCTGAGGTTAGAGAAAGGGATCATTGACGAACAGACTTATCAAGATGAGATTACCAAAATCCAAACTGAGACCGATCAAAAGAAAAAAGACCTTGATGAACAAAAAAGATTAGCTGATGTAGAAAAAAGAGAAATTGATTTAGCTAATCAACGAGCCTATGAGGATTTAGTTTTCAGAGAAAATTTAGAAATAAACTTAGAGAGATTAGAACAACAGAGAGTTAAAGAAGTTGAAGCCGCAGCCAAATCTGGAGCGGACATCGAAAAGATTAATCAAAAATTTGCTGCAGCTAAAAGAGATCTTGAAAACAAATCCACAGTAGCTCAGATTGATAATGCTCGTATGGCTTTAGGTGAAGTCACGTCTCTCATAACAGGGTTCTTTGGAGAAAACAAACTCTTAAGTGCAGCCATGGCTTCAGTCGATGCTTTCCTGATGGCTCAAAAAGCTTATCTTTCTCAATTAGTTCCTGGAGACCCCTCATCTGTACCTAGAGCGGTTATTGCAGGAGTTAAGGCAGGAGCTTTTGGAGCTTTAAATGTAGCTAAAATTTTAGGAGTTAAATTTGAAAAAGGAGGAATACCTTTTGAGGGAGGAATCTTAAAAGGACCATCTCACTCCCAAGGAGGAATACCAACTCCTTTTGGAGAGATGGAGGGGAAAGAGGCAGTGATCAATAAGAAGTCTACTTCTATGTTCAGAGGATTGTTGTCAGCTATAAATGTGGCCGGAGGAGGTAGAGCTTTTGCAAGAGGGGGGATCCCTAATATTTCCAGCATATCTAATTCGCTATTTAAAACTAACAGAAGTCAGCAAACTTTTGATTATGATTTATTGGCAGGGAAGATCGCAGAAGCTAACATGATGATCCCTCCAAACAACTTATCAATAGAGGAGTTCGACACTAAATTTAAAAACTATACTAATATCGTAGAGGGATCAAACCATGGATAAACTCAGTATAATACTTGAAGGGTGGTCTACTTATTTTGTCGGTCCGGACATTGAGGATCTAGAGGAAGTAATGAGAAGAGGAAAAATTTGCGCATCATGTGAAGTATCTAGTTATGGTAAGCATCTAGGAATTTTAGTTGACATGCAAGTGAAAGAAGTTCAGGGATTATATTGCGATAAGAAAAAAGGGGGTTGTGGATGTCCTATTACGCCCGCTATCAGATCTAAAAATAAAAAATGTGATTTAGGTAAGTGGTAATATTAAAATGATTCTATAGATTTGTATTCATGTTATACGACCAATTAATATCCCGATCCAAAGAAATAGACGACTTGATCAAACTAGGTCTGATAGATCCTACATGGAAAAGAAATATTCGAATATATAGTGACTTTGTAAAATTAAGAGATTCAGGGTTAAACATAAATTCGTGTTATGTGATCCTCTCAGAGAATGAAGGGATCAGTTGGGGATCTGTAAAATTGATAGTTAAAAAATTAGGATCTTCTTAGGCCAAAACTCACTAACCTTTACCAATCAAATTAATAATTACATTTGTAAAATATAAAACTTCGAAAAATGAAAGGCAATTATTTTAGATCACTTCCTGAATTCTCATCTACTCAATTAAAAGTGGATCGAGAGAATGGAGTTCTAAGAGAGACATGTATAGCCAAACCCGGTAAAAACTTAAACGGATCTTATTTTGATGACGCTTTTCTTTCTGATCTTGTTTCCTCAGGGAATCTGGGCGAAGGAATTAAGTCAAGATTCGGTCACCCTAATATGTGTTCGACATCATTTGGAACATTCATAGGTAGATACAAAAATTTTAAAACCACTGATGGTTTAGTTTTTGCGGATTTACATCTTGATCCAATAACCAAAAAGACACAAGTGGAAGGAAAAGGGATTTCTATGTTTGATTATATTATGGACATGGCAGAGACAAACCCGGATATGTTCGGAAATTCCATTCATATATATTCTGAGGTCTATGAAATGGAGATCGACGGGAAAATGGAAACTCTACATAAGCTTGAAAAATTTAAAGCTTGTGATTTGGTAGATGATCCAGCAGCAACAGACTCTCTTTTCTCAGATGGCCAAGACTTAGGAATTCTAGTAACTAGATTTCTAGATGAAAATCCTAAGATCTTCAGTGTTATAGAAAAGGATCCAAAAATACTGGAAACTTTTTTTGATCGCTACATAAACTATAGTACACGTAAATCCTTAATCAATTTTAATATGAACTTTTTAGACAATCTAAAAAAGAAATTCAGCAGTAAAAAAGAGGGTGAAACTTTTGACATTGAATTAACTCTAGCGAGCGGAGATATTGTCACAGTGATCACTGAAGCTGAAGAGCCTAAAGAAGGCGACAAAGTTGTTGATGCAGAAGGAAAAGCAGTTGAAGACGATACTCACTTACTTCCTGATGGTTCAGGAGTTACCACAGTGGATGGAGTTATAACAGCTTTTGTTGATGCTCCAACTGAAGAGGAACCGGAAGCCGGTTCAAATGAAGCTGTAATGGCAGCTATTGGTAGACTATCTGCGCAATTTGAAACTTTTCAAAAAGCTCACAAAAAATCGCAGAAAGATGTAGAAACAGCTTTCGAATTGATTGGAGACAACTTCCAAACACTAGAAGGTAAATTTAACAAACTTGCAAAAGGTGTTAAAAGCAAATATGACGTTGAAACTGAGTCTGAGATCAAAGCTAAGAAAAAAGGCTCATCAGTTTACGACCCTGAAAAAGCAAAGGCTGCTAGAGAAGCTAGAAACAAATAATTCGTAAAAAAAGTTTAGAAATGGAATTAATAGCAAATTTTAAAAATTTAGCTTCTGATGAGAGATTCATCAGTGACTTAAGAGAGATCGTTATGAACGATACCTTTTACCAACCGACCGAAAGTTTTTTTACGATCGTTCCTGGTATCAAAGGAGGGCAGCAAGTTGCTGCAATGAAAGGTTTTGAATACATCACTAAGAAAAGTGCTGGATGTGGTGGCGAAGGTATTTCACCAACATTCCCCGCTTTTTCTCAGACATGGAATCCAACCTTACAGGAGGTGAAAATCAAATATTGTTACACTGACTTCGAATCCTCATTTTTACAATGGGCTTTGAACAATGGGTATGGTAGAAAAGATCTAACCGGAACTGAGATGGCATTGTTTATCCAGGATTTAGTTTCAAAAGCTATGGCTCTGGATTTACAAAGGATTGCATTAATGTCTGATAAGGACATCGCAACTCAGGACATCCTCACAGATCCGGTTGCAATGGCTGCTCATTATGACAGCATTGACAAAGGTCTGATCCCTACATTAGCTTATTTGAAAACTCTTCCTGAGTTTGAAGATGCTTTTGTTGAATTGGATAAAAACTCAGGGATCATAGCTGAGCAAATGGCTTTAGGTTCTACGTATGCTCTTGAGTTATATGAGTCAGTTACTGATGGTGTTTACGATTTCGATCCGAACATTTTCTTGACTTCTAATGCTCTTTACAAAAACTACCAAAAGTGGGTTAAGAGAGCAAATGGTTTTGGTTTACAAACCAATGTGGACTTAACTCAATCAGGAGTTAGAGAAATTAATGTGGATGGCGAAAGTCTTACACCTGTAGTTCACTATGACAGATGGAAAAGAAAAGACTTCGTTACTGAACTATTAGACGAAGAGGATGAAGTTTTAGGTGACACAATCCACTTACCTCACTTTGCTTTATTAACTCAAAAAGAGTTCTTACAAGTAGGTGTTGATGATGCTAACTCCTTAACCGATATCACTCTTGAGTACATCGGAGGGGATAAAGAGGAATTCTGGATCAAGGCGAACTATTTACTTGACTTCAAGATGGTGAACCCTTACGCAATGAAAGCG